ATACAAGACCAATAATCGGTTGTATTCTTTTGATATCGAGACCCAAGGCCGTCTTCAAAAGATGCGTGGCGCGCTGGCCAAGAAATACCACGAACTGACCTTGTTGCCCTATATCACCACACCGGCACGGCTGCGTTGTCGTAAGAACGGGTTTTATGACTATACGTCGGAGGGTTTTCAAACCTATCTGCGGAATCACGAATCGGATTTCCACCCCGGTTTGAAAGGATTCACCCTTCCATGGCTCTCCACCCTCCAAGTCATGACACCTACGACACCTTGGGTGGTGGACCGGAATCGATTGCAAGAGGCGCTTTCCTCCGTGGTCCATCATGAACATCCTCATTGGTTATTTATTGATTTTGAGACCAACAACGTTCCACGTAATGATAACGACTATAACAACAACGACGATAACGACGACGGTTTGGAACAACGAATCTACATGTGTGGATGTTATCACGTAGATTGGTCTACCACCAGTGGTGGTACACCAACCACAAACATGCGTTTGTTGGTGTCAAGAGATTTGAACGATCCACTGGCCGAATTGGATCTCGTTCAAGAAATCGCGGCGGAAATTCAAAAGGCAACCCACGTCTTTTATTACTCGGCAGAACGCGGTTTTTGGAAAACGGCCTGTATACGCCGTCTTGGATTTTCTCCCTCTCATCCCACGACCCGTCTGTTGGATTCGGCGATTGATCTCCTGGAAATCATCCGTTTCTCCAAACTCTTTCTTCGGGATGCGCCCAATCAAAAACTCAAAACCATCGGCGATGCCCTCCTACGCTGCCACGCCGTTTCCCTCGCCTTTCCTCCCTCGGATATCTCCGGAGGTGAAGACTCCATGTTCGTTTCTAAGTTGTTTTACCAAGAATTACACCCTCTCTCACATCCCGAAGACAATACTGTGTTTGTCCTCGATTCTCCATCCTACCTAACAACAGCCTTGGATGCCAACGTGATCAAAACACCCGACCCGTGGAGGATCAAGAAATTTTTTATTGATCACCACCACCATCCCGAACCGTCGGACACCTTGGTGAAGACGTGTACGTCGCTTGTCGTCTACAATCAGTACGATTGCATCATTCTTGCACAGATTTTGACCTTTCTTCTAAACATTCTAAAAGTTCCGGAAACATCTTCTTCTCCCTGAACACACCACAGAGGATCTTCGGTCCAACGACCGGATGGCGCAACATGGGGTTCTCGGCATGAATCGTTCTCATCATCATGACGAGGTTGAGCAGAAAAAGCAAACGTCGGTGAAGAGGGATAAGTCGAGCCGAGGCGAGGAAATTCATGAGTTTGATTCCCACGGAATGATCATTCTCACCCTTTCTCGTTTCTTCAATAATCTCGCAGAGGGTCTTGGTTTGATCGGTATTTAATTGGTCGGGTGTAAGTTTAAAAATACCCAGAATCGTCTTGCACACCACCTCTGGATCTGAATCCAGCAAGCCATGGTAATCACGCATTTCCACCGATGCACATTCATACACATACCCTAAATCGTACACGACAAGCGAATGATCCGACTGGAACCCCCAATTACCGGGGTGAAGATCACCGTGAAACACTTTTCGTACCATGATCTGATCCAAAACCCACCCTTTCAAAAGCACCGCGCGGAACAGTGTCAACCGATTCGATGTTGTTGTGGACGATTTGAAAGTCGGTTTATATGTCGGTTTATATTCCATGATAAGTGTTGTCGGATCGGCGTAATAGACGTCGGGGATCTGGATGTATTTTTGTTGTGTGGCGTACATGTTTTGGTAGCGCCGCATATTGCGTGCTTCGATAGTGAAATCAAATTGGGTTTCGAGTATCTGTAGGATCTCACGAATCTCTTCCTTGTGACGATGCGCAGCTCCGAATCCGAATCGGAATCTCGACAGCCATTCGAGAAACGCAATGTCCTGTTGAAATTGTTGGTGCACGTGCCTGTACTGAATCTTGAGGACGACTGTCTTTGTGTTTGTGTCGTTCTCCTCATCAACAAAACGAGCCCGGTGTACGGAACCGACGGATCCTGCGGCAAGAAGTTCGATCGAATCCCAGCAAATATTGTTTTCTTCAAGAAAACGGATCGCGGGGGCAGAAAGGTTGGCGATCGGGTTATTGTTTCCTGGTACGGGAGGATGCTGCGTCTGCAAATGTCTTCCAACACGGACCTCGACGGTATCCGAAAGAGGATGAAAGGCAGCGTAGTATTGCGCCATCTTGACCGCCACAATACCCAAATCCACAATTTTTTTCAGTAGGCGTTGTTCATAATCCGATTCTTTCATAAACGTTCGACGGACACGACACAAACACCATAAATCCAATAAACCCCAGATACGGGATAAGAAGTAATAAAACATTGTGTTTCAAACCACACTACAGATAGAAACGAATAAAAAAATTTGTTTTGGTTACAGAAGTTGTACTAACCAATGTTTTTGAGACGAAGAAATCTTCTGATACCGATTTCGATGAGATGTTGGCGACAATCAAAAATCACATCAAATATTCTGGCGACTCAACAGAATCACACTATTGAATACACCTGTACAACAACAACCAACACAAGTAAAAGATAGTATTGCAACTGTGAAAGACAGACGTTCACGCTTTATTAAATGGTTAGCCTCCACAATTTGGTATCCGAAGCTGACCAAAGCTCAAAAACAAGCCGTACGAAATGACCTTTCTGAAAAATTCAATTATGAATTTTCCTGATTACTATTTCAGCACTCCCGAGGACAAATGCGACACACAAACAGACGTGACACCGAGGGCAAACGTTCCCCATAAAGTGTCTTTGATCGCAAGAGACAATGTGTAATCTTTGAATGTGGCAAGATTGGTAAAGTTATACACGGCGTAGATGGTGAAACCGGTGGTCGCACCCATCGTAAAGACTTTTAACAACGAGGTTTGTGATTTTTTTTTATGATCAACATGGGATATATGGGAGGCCACTGCAAATCCGAGGACGATCCATGCCACGACACCATATTCCATCCTTAGTTTCACAGGATTCTGTTGACCACCCTGGATTTTTTGATAAACAGGTTTGTACACTTTTTCATAGGTGAGTGGTAACCATACCGCATCCAATAGGACAAGGAGGAGGGTGGAGACGAACCACAGAAAAATAAATTGTTTCATCGACATTTTGTTTCTTGGAGTTTAGTTTAACATTTTTAAAATTTTATTTAATTTTAATTTTTAAATAAATACAAATGTCGCAACAAACTTCACCTTTAACGAAACAAAGACTGCAACAACTAATTCAAAATCAAAAACAAAACATTGGTGATACGGCCCGCAATGATATTCTGAAATCTTTTAGACAAATTAAGAAAGGAAAACGAAATAATTACGGTACTGAAGAAAAGTTGACTAACGAGGATATTTTATTAAGATTCGAAACCATACTGAGAATACTAAAAACAGAATTTAACGGTACAGATGAGGAAAAAAAAATATTTTATGATGTTTTTGAAAACATGTTGCGTACGTATTTGTCTAACTATTTCAAGAGTGATTTATATAAAGAACAATATTTAAAAATAGGAGTAAACGGTAAACCACCTGTTTTCAATTATGGTCGTGATTATAATCCATTAAAATTAATTATATGTTTATCACAAAATAAAGATCTACAACAAACATTCAAGAGTAACGTAAGAGAAAAAATTGGACAAGAACCAAATTATCCAATACATGATGGTATTGATGATAAGTATTTCGAAAAATATGTAAATACTCTTTATCCAAACATTAAACAACGTTTTTTTAAACAACAAACAAAAAAGAGGACGTTACGTTCTATAATTCCTCCTACGATTACACGTGCCAGATTATTTCAAGTAGAAAAAGGAACAAAACAACAACAACAACAACAACAACCAATAGATGTCACTCAAAAACAAATTTCACAAATCAAGAAAAGTGTCATGGAAGAACGTTGGGATTTTATAAAATGGTTAGCCAGTAAAGGTTTTTATTGGAAAGACCTTACGCCACTCCAAAGAAGAAGAGTAGAAAACCTTGTCTCTCAAAAGTATATTATTACTGATTAAACAAACATTCACTCACGACATAGAAAGATAACATATTGTTTCCTCCAGACGACTTTTGATCTCTTCCGCAGGAAATAGCTGGAAATGTCCGACACCAAGATCCGTGAGGAGAACAAAACCCCACGAGTCACCAATATTTTTCTTATCATTCGCCAGATGGCTCGACAACATTTCTACTGAAAGACAGGATGCCGCAATCTTGATGTAATCTGGCGGGATCATACTCCGGAGGAGGGAATGGGTCACCAAAACATCGGGGGATATCGTGGTGTACGTCGTCAATACGGCCAAATGATTGATCATAAGGATCCCCATCATGACCGCAATCCCGTGAGGAATCGCGTATTTCGCGCAGGCCTCGATCGCATGACCCAAAGTATGTCCGTAGTTGAGCATTCGTCGTTCATTGGTTTCGAGTTCGTCCACCTCGATGATCGCCTTTTTGATCGCCAACGACTGTCGGATGATCTTGGTCAAAGAGTTCATCGCGTCGGCATCTCCCGTCGATATCCTGGATAAGGGCAAACACTCCTCCAACCAAATCCGGAAATCGGAGACCGCCTCGTGACCCCCAATCATGGCCAATTTGATCGATTCCCCAAGCCCCGACCACAACTGATCTTCCGGAAGCGTGGATAAGAAACCGGTATGCACCCATACGGATGTGGGCGCACAAAACATTCCCAGCATGTTCTTGGTTCCGTGGTGGTTGACACCGACTTTTCCACCAATGCAAGAATCCGTAATGGACAGCAACGTCGTGGGGATCAGGACCCATGGGATACCGCGCTTGTACAGACCGGCCGCGAGGCCTCCGATATCCTGAAGAATACCGCCTCCCATCACGACCAAACGATGGCGTTTGTTGAATCGCAACGTCAACATCCGGTCGATGATCTTGAGCACGGTTTCGATGCACTTGTTTTCTTCGGTGGCCTCGACGACCATCAACGAGGTGCTTGGATGTAGATTTAGTTTATATAGATAGGGAACAAAGAAAGAATCCATCACCAACAGGTCGTGTTGATCCAATCGTTCCGCAATTTCGTGAAACGTATCCGGATGAACCAAGGTGTCTACCCAGTAGACCTTGTTGTAGGAACGGACCTCCATCACAGATTGGGAAGCGTAATCCGCAGGTACTTCGAAGACCGTATCGCAAACTCGAAACTCCATCTCTCCTTTTTTTTTGTTTTTTGTTTTTTGTTCATGCAGTAATTATTTTTTTTTCTTTTCATAATTTAAAGGTAAAAAAAATGTCACCTATCCCGGACAATGTTGTCGATAAAGTTTTGTACGGCAATATTAAGAAAGAGATTCATCGTGAATTGAAGAAAAAAAATGTGCGTTGGGGAGCCTATTCATCTCGTTTATTGGTCGCCAGGTACAAAAAAGCAGGAGGACGGTATACATATACATCATCATCATCACCACCCGAAAAATCCAAAGACAAAAAGAAGGTGGTCGTCGGGGAAAATGATTTAAAGAGATGGTTTGAAGAGGTGTGGATTGATATTTGTCGGTCCAAGCCGCCGGGGAAGATTGTGGCCTGTGGGCGATCGTCCCCGGATTATGTGGCGAATAAACCGATCGGGGTGTGTCGGCCTTTGCATCGGGTGTCATCAAAAACACCCAAGACGTATTACGAATTGACGGAGGAGGAGAGGAAAAGGGCGTGTCGTAAGAAACACGAGAACCCGACAAAACGGTATTTGTTTTAATGGTTCCAGAGTTGAAGATCAAGTGTGGAACACGCAAACCATGAAATATGATATAACGATGAAACATTATTCATCGATCGTTGTCGAACAACATTTCTAATTTGTTTCATGAGTTGTTTTCTTTTTTTCATCAGGGCATTCGAACGAAAACGGAGATCCACGAGCTGTGTTCCCTTCTCCTCGCACGACCAAACGAACGGTCGGGTTCTTTCAACGGGAAATACCACGATCCGATCCTTCCATCGAATAGTGCGGATAACAACATCCATTTCTTTTTGTGGGATATTTGATATATTCAACATAGAACACTGGATACCTCCATAACCATGCCGGTAGGCCATCACGAAACGTAGGAATAAATCGTACTTGAATTGAATTTTCCGACAATTTTGATCGTCGTCTGCATCATCGTCGTCTGCATCCTCATCCTCATCCTCATCCTCATCCTCATCTTCATCATCCCCATACTTTGGGGAATAACATTCTTGACAAAATTCGTTCTTCCACCACTGACGACAATTCATGGCATTCTATTTTTAATGTGTGATGACTTTTGTCTTTAGAACAAGTTTGATTTTAATAAAATCAAAATGGTCCTTCCACTATAATTTTCGGGTAACAGAATATCCCAGGTCTACCGTGATGGATTGCCCGGTAATGCCGGTATTTTTCATGAGCAAAAATTCAACGACTCGCCACACGTCTTCTTCCGAAAGCATTCGTTGGAATCCGAGATGATTCGCCAATCGTTGGCATTGATCGGATCCCAAGAATTGATGGGTCATGGGATTCTCCATGGCTCCCGGACACACCTCGTTCACAAATACATTGTTGTCCGACCAATCGATGCACGCCGATCTCACCAAACCACTGACCGCGGCCTTGGTGATGGTGTAGGACATCTTGTCCGCCTTGCTGATCGGTCCCCAGATTGATCCCAACACCACCAGATTCGCCCCCTTGGATACCAAAGACCGCCGACGCAAGACCGACATGGAACGCGCC